CGTAAGGGTTAGCAATCATGCCGTATCTTGTTTTGAATCCCATTCTTGGTTGGAAGTCATTCTCACCAACTGCTTTAACCATAGTTAAAGGAACGTATGGACAATAGAATAGTCCTGCGTCATATGGATTTGAACCTCTATAACCTACACATGCGAAATCAACAGTTGCATATGGGTCAATATAGACTTTCATTCTGCCGTTTAAAACACCAGCAAAAGTATTACCAGTATCATCAACGTTTAAGTTTGCACTTAAAGCAGGTGTGTAGTCTAACATGCCAGCAGCTGCTAAAGCTGAAGCTACGTCTGAAGAACAAAGTACAAAGTTACCTTTGCCACGTCTTGTTTCTTTAGCAATTACGTTAGCTTCTCTTTCGAGTTGCATGATAAGACCTTTAAACTTCTCAACCATCCATCTACCGTCTGAGTCAGTTGTGACATCAAAGATACCGGATACGGCTGTTGAAGATTGTAAAGCACCGATTTTAGCAGTTTTAAGAACTGATCTAACTACTTCTCTGTTGATTTCCGCTAGGATCTCAGCTGATAGGATGTTAGCTAATTCGCCTTCTGCATCTAAACCGTGGATTGCTTTAAGGTCTTGAGCAAGTTCCATTGTGTACTCAGCTTTTAAAGCTCTTGACTTAGCAGTTACAGTAGCTTTCTCGATTGTGAAAGCCATTTCACCGAAAGAACCATCACCTGATTCACCAACACCAAGTCTTTCCGCGGCTGAGGTAGCTAAACCTGAACCGAAAGTTGAGACTGTGTCAGCTTCATCAGCGATTGTCGCGTCAGTGTCTGCATCAGTTACACCAGATAGACCGGTTGGGTCTGCTTGGTGAGTACCAGTACCTGAAAAGTCAGTATCAGCTTCATTAAATAATGCTTCTGTACCACTTTGTGTACTGTATTTTGATTTCATTGCAAAGATAAGTCCTGTAGGACCAGTCATTGGCTGAACGCCAGCGATATCATAAGCAATAAGATTAGGCATAGCTCTACGAACTAAAGAGATAAGAACTGGGTCGAAAGTACCAATATTGTTAGGAGCAGAACCAGAGCCAATGTTATTAGCTGCTGCTGCTTCTGAAATAAAGTTACCTTGGGCCTGTGCTTGCTCTTCACGTAGTGCAATTTCTTGGTTCTCAAGAAGCCTTGCTGTGACAGCTTTTTTATATCTGTCTTGGATTTCAGGAGCACCTTCGTGGTCTAAGACCGGACTCCATTTTTCCATTAATTGTGAATCTGCGTTAAACATTTTTTGTTTTCCCCTATTAGATTACTTATTAAATTTAGTTATAGCTTGAGTGTATCTAGACATAGCTTCTGATGATTCAACAATTTCTGCTGTATCTTCACCTGCCATGCTGTTTACTTCGTCAACTGATTCAGTAACTTCACCTTTGAAGTATGATTCTTTGATAGTAGCAACTTTCTGTTCGAAAGTTTCTTTGTTATCAAATTCAACATCTTCTACGAGTTTAGCTAATTTCTCAGCATCTGTTTCTGCAAGCCCTGAAGATGCTTCTCTCACTATGTCAGCTTTAACGTGAACGTTATTAGCTTCGTGTAGTTTGATGTTATCTTCTGTGGTTTTGTTTAGAGATTCCTCTAGCTCAGCAACCTGATCAGATAGTTCATCTAATAGGTCTTCTTTGCCTTCTGGAATTTCAATATAATGTTCTTTGAACACTGATTGTAAAGAAGTCATAAAGTCTTCAGCAATTTCAGTCCTAAGACCTGTGCTTACTGCAACTTCATTTTCCTTCATCCAGTTTTCAACAACGTAGTTCAAGTAAGCATCTACTTTCTCTACTAATGAAGATTGGATTTCGGAAACCTCTTCTTCTAGGTTTTGCACATATTCAGCTTCTAAACGCTCAACTGATTCGGCTAATTTACTTGTTAGTACTGCCTCAACAATTGCGCTTGCTTTTTCACGGAATCCATCGGAAAGTGTAGCTTCCTCTTTAATGATTAGATCAAGATCTTCGTCGAAATCAATAGCTTCTACTTTCGCTTTAGCTTTAAGTTCGTTCTTTTTCGGCAAAGAAGCTTTGATTGCTTTATCAGCATCTTTAACTTCTTGGTCGTTATCTTCATCTACTTCATCTTCAGAAACTGCTACCATTTTCGCAAATAGTTTTTGTGCGTCTTCTTTTTTGGCTGATTTTAGCATATCAACAGCTGCTTGAATAACACCAGCTTTAGTTTTAGGTGTAGCTATCGGAGCAGATTCTTCCATCTCCTCTTCTTTCTTCTTCTTAGAATGCATACCTTCTTCTAAATCTTCAGATGATTCTTCAGAAATTTCTTCTGATTCTTCTTCTGATTGTGCTTCTTCAACAACTTCCTCTTCAGCTTGAACGTCTTCGATTACTTGTGTTTCATCTAGTTGCTCTTCGCTTTCAACAGAAGCTTGCTCATCAATTGATACGTCTTCAGCGTTTTTTACGTCTTCTGACATGTCGTATTCCTCCATAAGGATTATTTATTTACAAGTTTCGAGAGGAAATTCTTAAATGCTCTGATCTCAACATCCGAAGATGAGGTGGACCTGGCTGTCTTTATTTCAGTCTCAATTAATTCAATATCTTGTGCTACTAGAATGCCGTTATCCCATACCCATTCTTTCCCTTCCATAATTCCATTGACAAATGCCTCTGGAGCTGAAGGGTCTTGAACGATATCTACTGTCGATAACATAAAGTCACCGTTCACGTATTGTGCGCCATTCTTTTGTACAAGACTTCCCATACCACGACTTGATACACCAAGCTTGACTCCACCTTCGAGTAGACCTTCGACGATCTGACCCATAGGTGTTTTCAATATTGATGCCTTTCCTACAACATTATTTCCGTCCCATCGGAGTTCCGTAATCTTGTGTGAAACTTTATCTAGGTTAATAGTAGGACCTTCTGGGTGATTAAGCTCACCTACTGCCCTACCAGTTGTCACCTGTTCTTTAACATATTTGCTAACAGCTGACTCTAGAATCTTTTTTTCGTATACACGACCGTTTCTATTCTTTTTCTCGGCCTGCATAAACACGCCCTCAATGACGTGTGATTTATTACCTTTTTTATCTTCGGTAATGTAATTTTTAATATTACTATCGTTATACTCTGAAATTAACTTCATGAGTTATTCTCCGTAATTATTCTTGTTCTGCATCTGGATTAACCTTACGGTCAATCATGCTAGAAGCAAGTTCTATCTTTTTAGCGTCAAGAGCATCTTTGAGCTTCTGACCCATAACAGTATCAAATGCTTTATTAGCATTTACATTGTCGCCTGCTTCCACTTTCTTTATAATATCTGCGATTTCCATTATTTATCCTGTGTTATATATTTATACGATTAAACTTTTTAAAGCCTATTGAAAACGTGGATCATCTGGATCCGGCATATCCAACTCGCCTCTTCCTTCTTCGTCATCGATTTGTTTCTGCATAGTCTCAATATCATCATCGTTAAAGCGTAGAATATTCTTCTGAACCCACTCTTTAGATATGAAAGTACCCATAAATTCATCTAATGAACTTAACATTTCGAATCTTTCTCTATACATTTCAGCTTGTTTTAACTCACTGAAGTAGTTATCTTCTATAAAATCAAACGAAATAGATTCTTTCCATTCCGCCCAATCTTCTTTAGTAACAATATTCTTTAACAGTAATTGTGTTTTTAATAACTGTATAAAGAGATCCGAAAATCTTTTTCTTAATCTATCAACGAATTTCTTAAATTTAACCTCGTCTCTAGTTATCTCAGAGCTTCTTCCTAAGCTAAACTGAGCTTCTTGTTCTAAACGATTCATAGGTACATTTAGCGATTTATATAATTTCTTTTGGAAATATATAATATCATCTATCTGCCCTAAGTTCTCGCCGCCTGGTAGCGTGGTGATCTCGGTCCCTCTCCCGCCTTCCCTACGCGGCAGGAAAAAGTCCTCGAGCATACTCATATGCTTTTTATCGTCTTTTATATCACCAGTCTTAGCGTCATATACCAATTTGTTTCTATATTGATTCATAATACCTCTTAGGTATTCTTCGGCTTTACCCTTAGGTAAGTTACCAACATCAATATAAAATATCCTACGTTCTGGGGCACGTGATATTCTGTATATGACCAACGAATCTTCCATCATTCTTAACTGATTGACTGGTTTAATAGCCTTATGTAAGTATGATAAAATTCTTTTTCTGGAACTATCTAATATACCAGATGTCGCATATGCTATAGCGTCTGGGTTAATTTTTAGTCCTTGATTATATTTTCCTAGAGCATTGTCTTGGAATATAAAAAATTCTTTTTGAGATTTAATAAGTTTAGCTCCTGTTTTAGGATCTTCCTCTTCTTCTATCTCTTTTACTTTTCTTAATTTAGTTGGATCAATATATCTAAGTTCTTTAATACCTAACTTTTCACTACCTTCATCAACTATTATATGGTATGGTAATCTTCCATCTACATACCAGCGTCTGAATATATCGTGTGCATAACTATTAAAGTTAAGCATTTCTAATATATTATCAAACTCGCCCTTAATTAATTTTTTAATCTTATCTGAAGCTTCGACTTTATCTAAAACAATATCTACTGGAACATCATCATGATCTCCAACAATTGCTTCATTAATAATATCTTCTATCGCTGCATCAGCTTCTGGCTGAGATGAAACGTCTCGATATTTCATTATAAGATCTACTTCATTTTTTGCCTTATCACCATCCATATCCAAATACGCGCCGAAATGACCACCACTGGTGATAACACCAGCGCCGTCTTCGTCTGTATTTGGTACAAAGGAAACTTTAGGAACTTCTTTGTCCTTTCCTTTTCTATTTATTTCGAATCCGAAAAATTCTGCCATACTATATTTTCTCTCTATATCATCGGAGAGGGAACTTAATCCCTCTCGTCTAATATATTTATAAACCTATTTAGGAAGTGGTTCCAGTACTTTCCCAATACTGAACTTGTAATTCAACAGTAAACTCCTGAATTGCGTTTTCAGTTTCATATGAAACGTCAATCTCACCTATGTTAGATGGCCAAAGCCCTATAAAGTCATAATTTTTAGTAGTATTACCTTCTTTATCAAGCTGCTCTATAATAGCATCTGCTTGATAATCGGTTGGATTACTTAATCCTGTATTAGCATTGTGACTGTTAATACCGTTACTCCATGCTTCAAAAGCATTTCGTACCTCAAAACCAACATCATTAATAACCGTAATAGTCCAAGGTTCAAAAGTTCTATCTCCAGCTATCTGAAGTTGTCTTCCTCTGAATGGTACCATTATCGGTGCTACGATTGATGCCGGGAATTGAGCAGTTTTACACATAAATGATGTAAGTTCTACATCACCGCCTGCATAGCCTGGGAAATTCATTGTAACTTTAAATAAGTTAGAACGAGCACCACCGCCAACTAGTTTCGATTTAAAATCGTCTACGCCTAATATTGCCATGATTTATACCCCTTATGATCCGGCGATTTCTGAGAAATCTACGCCTGTTCTTGTTGCTATGAAGTTCAGTGTAATGAAGTTAATAGATCTAGCTGGCTTGATAAAGATATCAGCAACGAATCTATTTCCATCTATAACTGCGCCTGTATTGTTAGTAGTGTCACATATTACTTGGAAATCTGTAACTCCACGTCTTCCTTTAACGTCTCTTAAGAACGGTTCCACCATATTGCGGAAATTTGCTCTTGTGAACTCATCATTGAATTCAAATAATTGTGCTTTAGCTGCTGTTGAAATTGCTTTCTCTAGTGCTATGAACAATCTACGGACGTTAATCCTATCGAATGCAGATGGTTTGCTAAGTAGAGTTTTATCTCCAAATAACATCATACCTTGTCCTGGGAAAGAAACCAATGGATTTACTCTTCCTTTGTACAATGTATCTCTATCTGCTTTGTTAGGATTGTATGCTAATTTAGTTACTCCTAATAGCTGTCCACGGTTTACACCAGCTGGTGAGAACCATGCATCTGCTACTTGTGAAGTATTAGCACATAAACCTGCTACGTGTCCTGCTGCTCCAATATATCTATATACGTCGTTATATTTGTCGTATACGTATAATGCTGAACTATCGCAAGATGCGTATGATGAAGAAGTTAATCCATTTGCAAAAGCCATTACGTCTGTTGCTGGAGATGAACTTCCTACTGTATCCTCTATCGGTGGAGATACAAAAGCCATACAATCTTTTCTAGCTGTTGCTATAGAGATTAAGTCTTCTGCGATTGTCTCCGCTCCGTTAGCATCTGGATATGCAAACAATAAGTTAACATCAACTGTTTCAGCGTCTTCGAATAGGTCGTAACCTATTGCGATTTCGCCAACTGTTGGTGCATTATCGTCCGATCCACCTGCTAATGAATCTTCAATAGCGGATGTATGAACTGTGAATGATCCCCCTGCTACACCTGAAATAAGTGAGCCTGCTTCTGCTAAGTTACTGTCGTGATCAGCCCACCAAATATACTTAGAGTTACTATTAATAACCTCTTTGTAATAGTTTGATGTTCCGTCGCTCTTCTTAGCATCAGAACCTTGGGATACATATGCGAAAGTTTCTAACACTGTACCTGCGGTACCTGTTAGTAAACCATCTTCGTCAATAACTGCTACGTGTAATTCGTCGTTTGCGCCCGATTTACCAATTGAGATTGCATAGTCAGATGTTCCTGGTGCTGAATCAAAAGATCCTGCATAGGTCCAAGCTGAAAAGTTAGAAATACCTTGCGATATTAAAGAAACTTTTAAGCTGTTTCCTAGAACTCCTGGATATTTAGCAACCCAATTTCCCTTTGACAGGGAACCGTTAGCATAGTTATTATCATAATCTTCTTTATTCTTAATCAGTTGTCCGGTACCATCTGCAGTCGCGTTATCGTGACCTGATAATACTCTAACAACCTTCAGCGCGTTGCCATACTTTAAGAATGCCGCGGCTGTAAGAAAATACTTAGCTGTACTGTCATCTGGTGTACCAAAATGTTCAGCGAGTTCTGATTCAGAACTAACTGTTTTAATTTCAGCAACCGGACCCCAGTTAAATGATCCTGCAAATCCGCCAATACTGGTAGATACTGCTGGAATCACGCTAGTTGCGTCGATCTCTTTGACCTCAACGCCTGGTGATACTTGAAATGCCATCGCTTTATCCTCTTTTTGAGTTAGTTAATATGTTTCATAATACGGTTATATTCAATATGTTTATTTATACTATTTTAGTTTCTACGGAACTATGTGTCTGTTCTATCGTTCCTAGGAACCCAATCTGATAATATAAACTTCCGTTTTGGATTAATCGCTACCTTAAATATACCTAATAATTCCCTATTTACAAGCATTTCTGAAGCAGAATCCCTTATAGTTAATCCAAATGGAACCGTATATTGTTTGTTATTAAATGTAATAGTTAGTTCAACCACTGGTCTTTTATCTGTGGTATTTAAATGTCTTGCTAAAGATACATCAATTATTTCATTCTTAAATTTCTGCCCGTTCTTTTCCCAGATAGCAGTATCGCCATCGATTTCTAATTTATCTACATGTAACATTGTGGCGTGTGTGCCATTACCTGTATCAAATTTAGCTCTGATAGGTGAATCTAATCCTTGAATCATTACTCTTTCTACATATCCTGCTTCAGTTCTGAATAAAGGTCTTCGGTGTAAATTAAAGGAATAATAATCTAATATCATCTCGAATATTTCCACATCAGTCTTTTTACCTAACTTTTTACCATCTGCTGGGTCATATCCCATAAATGAAGAACGTATACCAGGTGAACCATTTATCTCTAATACGTAAAGTTGATCGTTGACTTTACAATGGTCTACTCCACAATACATAGTGCCAGACGCACGTGCTGCACGCCTAACGAGTTCTTTCTCTTCATCTGATAGATTATATGGGGTAGTTTTAGCTCCTAAATGGACATTATTCCTAAACTCTTTCTCATCTTGTTTTATTCTTTCAGCTGCACCTATAATGTGTCCATTCACAACCAGGGTTCGAACATCTGATTTAATATCTAAAAATTCTTGTATTAATATTTGTGCATCGTATTTCCATAGAGATTGTGCTACAGATACCAATGAAGCCATATCATTTACTTTCGAAACACCCACGCCCTGTGTACCAGTTAGGGTTTTTATTATGACAGGAAATTTACCACCAATCTTTTTATGAGCATTTTCAATGGATTTAACATTGTTAATCATTGCAGTCTTTGGAGTGTTTATATCATATCTATTTAAAGTAATGGTACTAGATAGTTTGTTATCACATAAAACCATACTTTCTAAATCATTAACTAAAAAGAATCCATATGTTCCTAATGTAGCTACTAGGGCTTGTGATACCAATGATTGTATTGCTCCAGCTCTTACAAATACTATACATTTATCTTTGTGTATTGTTATCTTTTTATCTTCACCATCAAAATTATGGAATGTAACCTCTCCAACTTCTAAATCCGAATCAGCTATATAAGCCTGGGTTACATCAATTAGTGTATATTTTAATTTTTTCTTTTTGGCTACATCATTAACTACATTTGAAAATGTTCCTTCTTCATCTCCTAGCCCAAGAACAACCAAATGTAAAGTGTCAGGATTTTCGCCTCTATCTGAAGCGTCCATTTTTTCGTCTATCTGGCAGTTACTCCAGGTCGGATCTATGTAGTCTTTAAATTTCATATTACCAGTTAATAAATTTTGTATCGTCCTCGAACCATACGTTTCCGTCTTTGTCTTTAGTATATTTATGCTCTTCAGATTTCTCACCTAAGAAACCCACAGGAAGCATATCATCCTGTATTGCTGCTAATCTTTCTCTATATAGCATATCTTTCATATCTATATCAGTCATAGATCTAAATATATCTGTTGTGGTAAACCAGGCAAATAGAACTAAGTTCATCATTAAATCATCATGATTTGGCGCTACGGCCATAAAAGAATTTCCCTTAGAAACAAACGTGCTCATTTCTATAATCGTATTAGGATCTACAATGTGCAATTTCTTTTGTTCAATTAAATCTTTTATAGTAGAACATTCAATACGTTTTACCCTTCTTGTCATAGTGGCACCAATTGCATTTGCCTTAACAGAAGATTCTACAAACATTTGTTCATATTCTAAATCATAATATAAACCATTACAAACTACAGAACCCTGGTCGTTCGATTCTATAATAACATAAGCATTGTTATATCTTCGAGCATAATTAAATATTAAGTCAGGTAATAACATAGGAGATATATTATTATCTCTAAATGTACATACCTGTTTAAATGGTTCTACACTTACATCTATTATTGTAAATGTGCTATAATCTTGTCCCCGTCCTTTTGCAACATCCACGCACATAATATACTCGTGGGATTCTTTGGCTTTTTCATATATCCAAACATTTTCTTTATATTCTAATGGCTCTTCACTTTTCTGTGATAATAAATGATTAGCATCTATAAGTGTATTACCTCTTCCGTGGAATGTATTACCAAATTCTTGTTCAAATTGTAATTCAGAAGTATTAGAAATAGTTTCTTTTTGCCATTTTTTATTTCTTCCTGGTACATCCCACCAATCTATTCGGAAAGGTTTAAATTCATTTGTTTCTTGTACAGCACCTTCCCATAGTTTATGATATACATTACCTATCCCATTTGCTGTAGAACATATTATAATTTGTGTATCTTTACCTGCAGATACCACTGGATAAGTAGATGTATAGAACCTAGCATCATCGTCAATAAAAGCAAACTCATCTAAGAATAATAAATTAATAGATAAACCTCTTATAGAACTGCCTGATGTAGCAGCTGCTAATATCTTAGAATTATTACTAAACTCTAATGAACCTTTATTTAAAGCCTTAGTTCCTGGCTGTAAAAAGAAAGGTAGGTTTTCCAGAGCTAAGGTTATACGTGATAACATTTCTCTGGCTACCGCACCTTTGTTCGCGAGTATAGCTATAGTTTTTTCTGGGTGAAATACTGCATACCATAGTATATAAACCACACTAGATATACTTTTACCACTCTGTCTACATGCTAACACTATACTAAATCTATTATCATTAAAGTGTTTAAACATCTTCTTTTGATAAGGATATAGATTAAATGGTACTAATCCTTCATCCAAAGAGATAATCTTTACATATTTCTTAGCAAAGTATACAGGATCTTTCATACATTTCATGTACTCCTGTATTTCTTTTTTCGAAAATTCAGTCTCTACTCCGTCCCGTTTTACATTGGGATTACCTAGATAACCAAATTCGTTATTCTTAATCCTCTGCATCAATAAAATCTTTATCTAATATCATCTTTTGTAGATCAGCTGTACTTCCTACAAATAAATTATTATTAGTTACCAATCGTTTCTTTTCTTCTTCTACTTCTTCTTTATTTAAAGCTTTCTTATTCTTCTGTAATTCCATAAGCTTATCAGTAGTATCAGCTACATCTTTTATAGCTCTACTTAAAACTTCGAACGCCCGTGGGTGTTCGCTCTCGCGGGCGAGCTCGGCGAGTACGTCGAGCGAGCGCATGCCCGTATTAATTAAATCTTTATAGGTAGTTCTAGCCAATTCATAATCATCTTTTATATCTTTCTTTTCCTGATATAAAGTGGCTGATGTTTTTGGCTTAGTCGGAAGATTTTTCTCTAGTGACTTTTGTAGCTGTTCTTTCTTTTCCATAATATATCCATTACGATGTTAGTATTATAACCTGACCACCCATTCCCGCGTGATTGGCACAATAGTAAAACATATCCTCAGGTGTGTTTTCTACTGGTGAGAATAATGTTCTATGAGTTGTAAATGTTAAGGTCGTTCCGTTTGCAATTGATTGTGCACTTGATAAAGTTAAAGATGTACCGTCTATATCTGCCACAGTAGTATCAGCAGTAATACCTGTACCGGTAACTACGTCACCAACTTTTATGTTCGGGTTCGAAGCTGTTAAAGTTACACTTGTACTTGAACTAACTGCACCATTTACTTGTCCGGTTGTAGTAGTTGTATCTGTTGTTATTCCTGTTGTATATGCAACACCACCCGCTGTATGTGTACCATCTTTGGTTATTGAGAATCTAATTGGATGCCCGCTTGGATGGTGAAATATATAAGTATTTCCCCTATATAAAGTTAAGGTAGGTTGTCTCTGAGCAAACATATTAAACTTATTAGCAGTAAATGTTAATTGTGTATCGTTTGCAATCGATTGCTGGGTTGACATTGTTATCTTAGTTGGGGAATCAATACTAGATATCTGAGGTGTTCCACTTATGCCTGTTCCACTTATTACATGACCTAATTGTAGTGTAGAAGTGTTAGTTAACTGTAATTCTGCAGAGTTACTAGCAGCTGCTGCGGTGTTTACCTGAACTGAATATGGTTCAGAAGTTACATCATATATGAATTGGGTTCCACCAACTACGAATTGGTTTTCATCGTAAGCTACTGTAACAACTTTGTTATCTGCTGTATCAGAAGGTCTAACAGTGTAATTTAATCCTTCGAAGAATTCTCCTGTTTGTCTATTTTCAAAGTCAAGATTAACTTCTCGTATTACAGATTGATTTACTGTTGGTCCATAGAACTTCATCTTCATAATAAAATCTAGGGTATATGTTAAAACTCTTCTTTCTGTAAACTCTCCCTCGTATTGGTCTTCAATTTGTACCCCAGTTAATATAACTGGAACATCTTGTTTTAAATCAAAACCTGTTACTGGTTTAATTGTTAATGTATATTCAGGCTGAAAATATGGTAGTATTTGTTCTATTACTTGTAAACCATCATCTTGATTTTTTGCAAGGATGTTTAATTGCATTCCGATATTATATGCAGTATAGTTTTGTAATGTTTTCTTCTTGGTTACATCCGATCCATGATTTTCTACAATCTTATTTCTTTTCTGCCCTTTCTGTACAACATCTAATTCTAGAGAAGTAATTTCAAAAGCCATACGTGGTAATTTAATAGCCATTGGAGCATCAATACCTGTATCTTGGTCTAGTCTAGATAGAAACTTTTGTTTTGGTCCGTAAGCTAATGGAACACGTACTTGGTTAACAATAGAACCATCCGCCTTTTTTCTTACCACAGAAATATCATTAAACAGTGTACCAAACACTGCTACCGATTTTCTCATTGTCGCGTGATAAAAATGAGTACCAAACATTAGTATGTCTCCGATGGATCGCCAAATGGATTAGTCTCACTAAAGTCTATAAATCCATCTGCAAAGTTTTCAAATTCGACATTCTGTGCATCACCATCAGTATCGAATGTTTCTGTTGTGTCTGTTAAGCCATATAGCTTAGTAACATAAGCAACATAATTATTTATTGAACCTCTTACTGGAGCAGAATTTGATTCAATAAATTCTCTAGCTACCCCATCACTATTAATAACTTCTATATTAGAAACTCCTATCTGAGATATCGTATCAGATGTTTTAGTTCTATTTTGAACTTCACCGCTAACAGATATATCTAATCCACCTGCTGTTGCCCCAATTGTTTGGGTAACTATTTCCCCAATTTCAAAATGATTTCCACCTGTAATAGCTAGGTCCATTGTTACCTGGTAAGCTGATGCACCTGTTTTTTGATCTATGGTTTCGACACCAGTATCGAAATCTTCATCTGAATATTCAAATAATGAACATTGCATTCTGTAAACTGGTAAATTGGATAATTGGTAGAACGGTGAATCATCTTCTACGTAAGATATTTCAAAGAAAGAGTTTGTCATCGGAAGGAATAAAACATCTCCTTCCTGTGGTTTTGGATTTGTAAGATCACTAGAAAATATACCAACAATCTTTTCCCATTGTCTTCTAGAGATAACGAATGTTGCTTCGTCTCGTATTTCTAAACCAAACTTAGAGAATAGATCCCCTTGTCCCTCAAATCCATCTACATTTTCTAAATAAGCTTCTATTAAATATGCATCATCGAATCGCGATGCTGGGTCTTCATTTAAAACGTCATCTCTATTCACTAATGTTCGAGGAATGTAGTATACATCCTGACCGAATATTTTTAGGCTTTCAATAACTAGATCTTCGTAAAGATTTTGTTCTGATCTAACTGCCTGCGAAAAGAAAACGTTTCTTGGCATGATTTATCCTGTATAGAAATCGACTGGCTGTTCCCAATTTAATCTACACTCTTCCTCTAATTTTAAAATTTCTTCATTTGCGTCATCAAAGAGTTGTCGACCATTAAATGTAACTCCACCAGGCATTTGCATACCTTCGAACTTTAATAGGTTTGTTCCCCACTGTCTTTTAATAAGTGCAGTTGCATATCTTTTTAAGAAGTAATCATTATAAACTTCAGTATATGTCTCTGGATCGATTACCCTATTACATTCTATAATTAAATAATCATCTTTGTCAACTTCTTTATTCCAATCCATATCAATTCTTAATTGATCTT